CATCTTTCGATACTTGTATCGGGTATGGACCAAGCTCAAGATGAGAGGCGAGCGATTGATCAAACGATGACACAGTTGCGAAGTCTTGTAGAAGAAACTAATTGTGGCATGATCCTGGTGTCACACTTAAGAAGACCATCAGGAGATAAAGGGCATGAAGACGGACAACAAACGAGTTTATCTGGCCTTCGTGGTAGTGCAGCTATTGGTCAGCTCAGCGACATTGTCCTTGGCCTTGAGAGGGATCAACAGGCCACAGATAATACTGAATGTAGGATCAGAGTCCTCAAAAATAGATTCAGCGGCTGGCTTGGTTTGTGTGGAAGTGTGAAGTATCATCCAAAGACTGGCAGAATGTTACCGCTGGATGATACTGATGTGATTACAGATGACTTTATTGAATCCGATTTTTGATGTTCATCTCAGGAAGATAAACAAACTTAAAGTATCTGCCTTTGCTGCTACTGAAAAAGCAAAGAGAATCCTTTCCTCCTTCTTTAAGAACAATGCTTACGTCCACTCCTTTAATGAAACTAGACTCAAGGAACTCCTTAAGTACTGTTACTCGAAAGGCCTTAAAGTCCATGTTGACGACAGTCTTCGACATAGAGACAAACGCTCTGAAGATTGACGACATCACTAAGATCCATTGCTGTGCTTTAAACAGTGGAGAGGGTACTGTTTTATACACTGACCCTGATGAATGGCTACCAATCTTAGAGAACTCAGACTTCATAGTGGGTCATAACATCATCCAGTATGACCTTGTAGCTATTAAACATTTATATCCAAAGTTCAATCCTAAAGGAAAGTTTATAGATACCTTGATCCTCGCTCGAATGTTGAGGTCAAACATATTAGACATTGATTTTAAGAAGAAGTGGAAGGATATGCCTATTCAAATGTATGGTCGTCATTCGCTTGAGGCTTATGGCTATCGACTACGCCTTAACAAGAAACACGCAGATTTAGACGACTTCTCTGTGCTTTCTAAAGAATTAGAGGAGAGATGTAAATGTGATGTTGACGTTACCTGTAAACTTTGGGACAGGCTGCAGCCTGAGGCTAATGCAATTCCCTATGCAGTAGACCTTGAGATGAGGTTTGCCACCTTAATCTCGAAACAGGAGCGATCTGGTTTTGCCTTTGACGTTAAGGGAGCGTTGGAGTTAGAAGCCATGATCGTTGAAAAACTGAATACTCTCGATGAAAGATTGAGACAACGGTTCCCTTTCATTGATGGAGGTATCTTCACTCCTAAGCGTGATAATCAAACCCGTGGGTACATAGCTTCATCACCTATGTGTCGATTAACTCCGCTTAATCCGAACTCACGAGATCATATAGCTTGGGTTTTAAAGAATCATCTGAAGTGGAATGCAGAAGTCTTCACCGATACTGGTAAAGCCAAGATCGATGAGACGATTCTTAAGGAGATCCCTGGAGCTGAAGACTTTGTGTCTTTCTTAACGCTCCAAAAACGGCTAAGTCAATTAAGTACTGGCAATAGTGCTTGGTTGAAATTAGTCAGCAAAGATAATCGTATTCACGGCAGCGTGATTACGGTTGGCTGTGCTACAGCCAGAGCTAGTCACGTCCACCCCAATACGGCCCAAATTCCTGCTGTTAGGTCTTATTTGGGTACGGAGTGCCGGACTCTCTTTGGACCTAACGTTCTACCTTTGTTCATCCCAAAGGGACGGTTAAGTAAGAGAGGTTCTAGGGTAGAGGACCTCACCAAAGAGGTTGGATGTGACTTATCTGGTATCGAGGCGAGAGCACTTGCTCATTACTTGTGGCCCTTTGATGGGGGTTCTTTTGCACGAGAGGTCATCGAGGGCGACGTACACTCTTCCAATCAAAAGGCCGCAGGTTTGCCGACTAGAGATGATGCCAAGACTTTTTTCTATGCCCTAATCTACGGGGCAGGTTCAGAAAAACTAGGTAAAATTACTCAGCAAGATGGTAAGAAACTAAAGAAAAGGTATTACAAAAATATGCCAGCTTTAGCAGAACTTACTAAGAGAGTAACATCTAAGGCTGAGAAGGATGGATTTGTTAAAGCTATTGATGGTAGATCTATTATTATAAGATCACCTCACTCCGCCTTAAACTTCTTACTCCAAAGCTGTGGTGCAATTATAAGTAAGCTTTGGTATAACATTTGCTACGAGGAATTAATTAAGGCAGGATATAAATATGGAAGTGATTGGAGTTTCTTAGCGCACGTACATGATGAGATCCAATTTGCTGCTCAAGCTCCTATTGCTGAAGATGTGGCGAGAATTGCAACCTCTTCGTCAGAAATTGCAGGAGATAGACTTAGAATGCGAATTGCTATCGAGTCAGAATATAAGATTGGATCTAACTGGGCCGAGTGTCACTAAGAAATGTAAGATTTGTGGCGAACAAAAAGATATATCTGAGTTCCATAAGAATGGAAGTTGGACTAGACCTGAGTGTGCTGCTTGTAATAGGGAGAGACAAAAGAACTATCACGCATTAAGGAAGGAGCATAAAACTCCAGAGCTAGGTACTCCTTGTGAATGTTGTGGTAAGAAAGATGAAAAACTTCAATGGGATCATTGTCATGAGACTACCAACCATAGAGGTTGGCTTTGTAGTAACTGCAATACAGGTATAGGGAAGTTAGGTGACAATCTTCAAGGTGTCACCAACGCTATGAACTACTTACTCCGACCCCGTAGGATTGCTTCAGATACAAAAATGGATCATGACTTTCAAAGCCGTTAATCCTGCTACTGGCAGGCTCTGGACAAGGCAAGAACTTTGGAACGTTCTTGAACTAATGACAGACACTACTAACAGGTTGAGAGATGAGCTGAAAGAACTAAAAGCATGACTTGGCTCTTAGTCGACGCCGATATGCTTCTATTTCAAGCCTGCTGTGCTTGTGAAGTAGAAGTAGAATGGCAAACAGACATCATCACAACCCACCTTCCTGTTAGGGAAGCGTTGATGGTATTTGAAGACTTGCTGAGCATTAAAAAGCAGCAAGTTAAAGCTAATTGGGTAACCCTCTGCTGGACTGGGGTGGATAACTTTCGTAAGAAGGTTGACCCATCCTATAAAGCAAATAGGAGAGCTACGAATCATCGGATTAAACCTGTAGGTTTTAAAGAAGTTCGTAGACGGCTGGAAAACAGCTACAAGTCAGAATGCTGGTATCGTTTGGAAGCAGACGATGTATTAGGAATACTTGCTACCCGTCATAGGGACAAGACTCCTGTTATATGGTCTGGTGATAAGGATCTCCAACAGATTCCTGGCTTTCACCTTAATAAAGAAGGTGACATTGATTTAATTACGGAGGATCAGGCTGATGCCTATTTTTTACAACAGTGTCTTAGTGGCGACTCCGTTGACGGCTATAGCGGTTGTCCTGGGATTGGCCCGAAGACAGCGAAGAAACTTATACCGTTGGAACGATTCTCACTTGCCTCCTCATGGCGAGTTGTAGTTCAACAGTATGAGAAGAAAGGTCTCAGTGCAGACCACGCCTTGAAACAAGCACGGTTGGCCCGTATATTACGGGACACTGAGTACACCTACGATGACATTGAACTATGGGAACCCCCGACACTACCAACCCTAGTTACTACGGATTCGGAGACGAGGCCGTAATTGAATGCATTGACTACATTAGTAGTCATGGCTTCGACTTCCTTGAGGGAAACATCATTAAGTATGTGACCCGTTATGAAGGAAAGAATGGGGTTGAAGATCTTAAGAAAGCCTCTTGGTATCTTGACCGCCTAATTAAACGTGAAGAGGGTAAGGCTAAGTCTTATGATTCTTCCTTATATCAATCCATTAAAAATGCCTCGCCTCAGGAACTCCAATTCAAATCTAGTGAAGAGCTGGATGAAGAATGCTGGGCAACTTGCGATACCTAATGATGAGGAAGCTTGCAATCTTCAAATGGTTTTCGTCGAAGAGGAGTTCTATGAACTTCTTCATGCTTACAGTAATCTAGGCCGTGAAGATATCATCAAAGAAGCCTGTGATGTAATCTGGGTGACTTACGGATTACTCCTTGCGATGGGTGTAGACGTTGATGAAGCCTTTGAAAGGGTCTATGACTCTAACCAATCAAAACTACCTTTCACTTATAAGGACGGGAAGGTACAAAAAGGACCTAACTACCAAAAGCCTGACTTATCAAAACTATGAAACTCAAAGAAGCTTATACCTCACTTGCTATGACTGGCAGGGTGAAGAGTTGGCTGCAAGATCCAACTAGACGCTACCCTGTATCGTGTTGTGTCATGGTTGTTGACGACACAATGGATGAGTCTGAAGATTCTATTGAACAGTCCTTTATCTTTGCTTCTAAAGCACTTCGTTATGGCGCAGGAGTCTCCCTTCACCTCTCAAAACTCAGACCAAAAGGAACTGAGAACAAGCACGGAATGGTTGCTAGCGGCCCTTGTGGATTTATGGAGATCTACTCCAAGTTCAACGAAATCCTCAGACGTGGGGGACAGTATCGCAACGGAGCGATTGTTGCACATTGTGACTGGGATCATAGCGACATTATTGAGTTCATCAATTATGATCGTGCTCGCATACCGTGGCTTAAGCGCTGCGTTAACGTTGATCCAGACGTAATTAATAAGCCAAATGTTTTAAACGCAATCATGGAAGGTGCTCGTAAAGGAGACCTTTGGATTGTTAAAAAGCAGTACGATTCAAAAGGTGAGAGAATTTACCACAACGTATGCCAGGAGATCTTAATTAAATCTAGAGATACCTGCCTTTTGAGCCACATAAATTTAGCTGGTACTAATAGTGTTAGTGATATACCTGAAGCTTTTGTAAAAGGTATGGAGTTTCTTTGTGACCTTTATAAAAGAACTGGTGTTAATAGATCTGGTATCTACCGTAAGAAGGATAATCAGGTAGGTCTAGGTGTACTTGGACTGTCCAATCTTTTAGCTATTGAGAATGTATCTTATAAAGATTTTGTCTCAGCTATGAGGAGGGCTAATTTAGGTGTTCGTGTAGAAGAAGTGACTATGGCTGATGCTATAGCTTTAGCTATTAAGCACGGTATGCAAGGAGCAGCAAGAGTGGCTGATGAGCATGGTATGTCTAGAGCCTTTACTGTGGCTCCTACTGCTACCTGTTCTTACAACTACACAGATAGAGAAGGTTATACAACAACGCCGGAAATTGCTCCTCCAATTTCACGTGAGGTAGATCGTGATAGTTCTACTCTTGGTGTTAAATCTTATAAGTATCATCCAAAGTGTGAGACTGCTGAAGAAGTAGGTTGGGATACTTTCTTTGAATTGAATTGTGAATGGCAAGTCATGATGGATAAAACCAAGATGGCACACGCTATCTCCATGAATTGGTGGTCTGACTTAGTAAATTTTGACAGACAGTTTATGTCTAGATGGTTAAATTCTCCGCTGAAAAGCTTATACTATTCTTTACAGGTCATGCCGGATACGCAAGATAAAACAGACGTGTATTCCGCCTTAGGAGATACCGATGTTGACGAGTATCTCAGTGAGATTTTGACCGACGATAACCAAATAACTTGCGATTGTGCAGAATGAGAAAGCATCCATATCAGCAGCTTCTAGAAAGGAAGCGCACCTGGACCCCTGTGCGTCCAACAGCAGGAAAACTGAAGGAAGGCTCTGAAGAGACTATTAAACGTGCTCTAGCTATAAGGCATCTTGAATTGCCAGTAGGAGCGTTCATCAAGGAGGCTCTTGAGGATATTCCAGCTCTATCTAGGGAGCTACTAGAGGACAATGTAAGAGATGAGGACAGGCATGATATAGCCCTCAATTACATTGCTGAAGCTCACGGTGTAGATGAGAAGGCTGAAGCTGAGGCTCATAGACTTCAAGCGGCTTGGAATGCTCATCCTGATCATACAGTTTTAAAGGCTTTGACTATTGAGAAGGCTATATTCTTTGTCTTATTACCTTTCTTCAGGTTTAATGGAGACACTGGGATGCGTGTAACATCAGCGGATATCAGCCGTGATGAGACTATTCACGTAAGTGGTCATAGTCTTGTATGTAAGGAGCTGGGCTTAACAGCTAGCCCATCTTTAGATAAACTAAGGAAAGCTACTATTAACTGGGTACTCCAGCCTTTAGGTAATTCTGAGGATCGCTATCTAAACAAAAAGTTTTGGTTAGATCAAAGTGATAATCTCATGTATCGTGGTAAGGCTGAAGGCTTAGCTGATACTAAGAGAGCTAGGGTTCCTGCTTTCTTTGAAACTAGCAATTCCGATTTACCGAGTTACGCATAATGGGCTGGAATCCTTTTAAAGCTGTTAAAAATTTTGTAAAAGATACTGTTAAGACTGTTCGTAAGGTAGCAGGAAACGTAGTTAGAGGCGTTAACGATGTTCGTAAAGCTGTAACAAAAACAGTTAACAAGGTTGTAGAAGAAATATCAGGAGCTAGGAAACGTAGAGAGGCTGCTGAAGACTTAGAAAGGGCTGCTGCTGAACAGGCTGAGGCTCAAGCTGCTTACGATAAACAAGCTGCTGAGATTAAAAGACAGACAGAGGAGCAGAAATCTCAATTAGCTGCTGCTACAGCAGAGCAAACAGCAGCTACTCAAGAGGCTCAAAGAATAGAAGCTGAAACTGCAGAGAAAACTAGAATTGCTGAGCTTGAATCTAAACGTTTAAGTGCTTCTAGTAGAGTTCAAGCACAAATAGATGCTGCTACAACAGCTAGACAAGCTCAAATTGCAGAGCAACAAGCTCTTGCAGATGTTCCAGAGGAAGATTCTGATACTGGAGCAGGTCCAACTGTTACAAGAACACCTATAGCAACACCTGTTCCTGGGGGTTATGGTGGTACTGATCCTGGTGCTATTAACCCAACTGGTTTGAATATATGATTCCTGTAATTGATGAGCAATTAATTGAATATTTAGAAGAGGCCTATCCAGATAAGGCTCCAGATATTAGTATGGAAGAGAAACAAATATGGTTTAATGCTGGTCAGGTGGCGGTTGTACGTCATTTGAAAGATCAGTATAGACTACAAGAAGAAACGAAGTACAACTAGATATGGCAGAACCTGTATCAACCACCGCTATTCTTATTGGTTCAGCCTTAGTTGGTGGAGCCACAGTTTACGCAGCTCAAAAGGCTGCAGCAAACGCTAGAAGAGCTGCTAGACAAGCTAGAGAAGATGCACGTTTAATGCGTGAGCAATCTGATAAAGAGATTGCACAGATGCAAGCGAGTGCAAAACAGAATCAATTACAATTTGAAACTAATATAGCTGAGACTAGAA